AACTATCACAAGGGCGGCTCCGTCACCGAGCGGCATATTCTGTACGCCCTGACCAAGAAGATCACTGCCCGGTATCCCACTCCGGCTCAGGTGGTGGACTTCCTGAAAAACGAGATGAAGCTGGCTCTCTCCGATAAGGTGATCGCACAGATCGCCGACGGCGAGAAAACTCCGGATTTCTACGAGTATGATATTTTGGGTGCTCTGAAGAGCAACATGGTGGAGAAGTTCTATATTGATGCCACCGACGAGTGCCCCAAGGTGGCAGACTTCGTGGAGATGGTCCACCGCAACGGCGGCATTGCCGCTTACGCCTATTTGGGTGATGTGGGCCAGTCAGTGACCGGCGATAAGAAGGCACAGAAGTTTGAGGATGATTACTTAGACGAGCTGATCGAGGTGATCAAGGCCTACGGCTTCGATGCCATCACCTATATGCCCACACGAAATACCCCGGAGCAGCTTGCCCGGCTGACAAAGCTGTGTGAGGATCACGGCTTCTTCCAGATCAGTGGTGAGGATATCAATTCTCCCCGTCAGTCCTTCCGCTGCAAGGCTCTGGACGATCCTGCCTTCGGCCACCTGATCGACGCCACCTATACGCTGATCAGCTATGAGCAGATGGCAAGTGAAAACCTGGCCGCCGCCAAGGAAAAGTACAGCCACCTCTTTCGCTAACCCATAACCAAAACGCCGCGGATGAACCTCATCCGCGGCATTTTAGTTTGTCAAAAAACTCTTGTCATTGCGAGCCAGTGCGCACACTGGCGTGGCAATCCGTTTCTCAAAAAATTTCGTTTTTGCTTGTTTTTCAGGTAAAACATATACTTTTAGGAACGGATTCCCACGTCGCTTCGGTGCGGAAAATAAAACACATAATTAGTTAAAAAAATTTGATGTCTTTTATTCGCTTGTCTGGCCCCAGCCAATCAATATGAATTTCCTCGATGAAATTGCGCCAGAACGCTCTTTTATGCTCTGGATCGAGTGCGTTGTAGATTTCTTTCCATCCGGCAGATAGAATGTTTTTGATCTTATCATGGTTAGGTCCCTCTGCGATTTGGACACTTTCCTGGTTTGCTATTTCAATTTTTGTCGTCAACTCGTCATACTGCTTGTCATAATCTTCTACATTCTTAATTCGTCCTTTTTGCCAAGCGTAGTTCAATCGGTCAAGTTCTTCCTGTAGTTTTTTAGTGTCGTACTTTCTGACCTTCTGAGTGTTCGCCACGATCTCTGCGTTGACAATTTCCTTGTCTGCGATAATCTGTTCGATGTTTTCAAGCAGTTTTTTCTCCAAAGCGCTTTCACCTACGGTCATGGCATAACTACAGCTTTTGTCTTTACGATGCTTTATGCAACGATACCGTAAGTAGCTATACCGCTTTCCGTTTCTTTTGTTTGTTTGCACAGTGCCTGTAAAACGCGTGCCGCACTCAGGGCATACAATCAGTCCAGAAAAAATATATGTCCTGTTTTCCGTTGTTCTTGGGTTACGCTTTATGGTTTTCTGCAACGCTTCAAAACGTTCTCTTGTGATGTACGGATCACAGTAGCTTGGGTTTCCCTTGTACGATCCGCACAGCAACTCGTTTTGTAACACTGTCATATATCGGTTGTATGAAATATCAAGATTATATTTATTATTGATGTAAGTCATGGCTCTGCGCACAGATTTATTCATTTCTATGTGTTCAATCAGATCCATCGTGATTTCCGCATATTCCGGGTTCTTTTCGATATATTTATTTTTTTCTCCAGCAACTCTGTAGCAAAATGGCAAGCATTGCGTTCCGAATAGTGGCGACCCGGTTTTAATTTTATACTCGTTCACAAGACGAATTCTTTCGCCCGTCTGGTCAGCCTCCAGCTCGGCAATGGTCAACTTCATGTTTACAAAAGCACGCCCATTTGCTGTACTGAGGTCGTATTTTTCCTCTGTGGCTGTCCATATTACCGGCTCGATCAGCTTCATGCACTCGTGGTATTCGGCTATGCTGCGGAAAAATCTGTCTATTTTGATGAATAATATTCGGCTGAATTTGCCAGCACGAGCGTCGTTAATCATTCGCTGGAGTGCTGGCCGTTTTTTTATTAGTTTCCTGCCGGACACGCCTTCGTCCTCATACCACTCAACAATCCTAAGATTGTGTTTCTCTGCATATTCTGTTAGTTTTTGCCGTTGCGCCGGTAGTGATATACCATGAAGTTTTTGTTCAGTGGTGCTCACTCGAATGTAGGCGGCCACAGATTCTATATACATTTATTTTCCTCCTAATTATGGCGGACAACTTTGTGGTTCGACTGCCCACCTACTATTAAGTCCGGTTTATTGGACATTAACCAGATTATAATACGAACATAAGTTCGCTTCTGGAAAAATTGATACCAGAAAGGCGGTTGCAGATGCGATACATATTATTGTAATATAAGTACTTACCGCCCCGGAGAAAGGATAGAAGTTCTATGAGTGCAAAAGAAGAATTATTTGATTTTATCGCCGGTCTATCCGAAGATCAGGTGGCAAAGCTATTCAATCATCTTTCAGAATTGCCTTCATTACTTGAAGAAGCATCCCAGCCTTGTCTTGGGGAACAGTCATTGCAAAATCAATAAGTGCTTTCCTTTCTTTGGACAGCCCATCGTATTCGGTGGGCTGTTCTTTTTTTGTTTCTTCGCCTAAAAGATAGCCTACAGAAACGTTAAAGTATGCTGCGATCTTTTGTGCCTTTTCAGCAGACAAAGATTTTTGTCTTCCCATCTTTAAGTCCGTTAATGTTCCCTTGCTCATTTGTAAATCAGTGCATAACCTACCACCTGTTATGCCTCGTTCCTTGCATAACGAAGTGATTCTTTCGTACAAAGTTCCCATATCTGTACCTCCGTTTTTGTGCAAATGCCCAAAAATACAGTTCTCCGTACTTTTGGTGTTGACAGGTACAGCACTCAGTACTATAATGAGCAGTGTCGAGTACGGAGTACTGTACTAATTGTGATTGTTGGCTCTTTCATTATAGTACCTTTATCCGTACTCGTCAATCATTTTATACGTTAGGAGGTACTTTTTGTGAATTGTTCTAAATTTACTGACTTTGGTTTGTGCGTAAAGACTAAACTTTTACAAATAGGCAAAGAACAAAAATGGCTTGAAGAAGCCGTTTCCGAGAAAACTGGCCTGTATGTAGATTGTAGTTATATGTACAAAATCTTAACCGGTCAGCGAAACGCGCCCAAAATCGTTGCAGCAATTTGTGAAGTCCTGAACATTCAGGAACCGCAGAAGGAGATGCTTATTCAATGAAAACTCCATCTGCTTGCGATTTGTTAGAAACCCTAATCAATCTCCTGGCAGATCAGGAGGGCGTAAAAATTAAATACGAATTGGAGGATAAAGAAGATGTGCGACGAATGTAGACAGTTGCCGTGTGATCCGCGCTGTCCAAACGCACCAGACCCGGAAGAAATTCCTGTTTATGTATGTTCCGGCTGTGGCCGAGAAATTATGGACGGCGAAGACGTGTGGACGTTCCTTTGCGAACAGTTTTGCGAGACATGCGTAGACAAGGCAAGGGAGACTGCGAGGGCCGTTGAATGAAGCTGACCCAACGTAATTATTTCAGTCCTAAAGCAAGCCGTGAATACATGAGCGTGTCTCAATTCAAAAGTTTCCTAAAGTGTCCGGCGGCGGCGCTGGCAGAGCTGAACGGCGAATACACTCCAGAACGCGGACGCGCCCTGGTGCTCGGATCGTTCGTTGATGAAATGCTGACCGGCACAAAGAAATCCCAGGAGAAATTCATCGAGGAAAATCGCTCGGAGTTGTTCAAGAAAAACGGTGATCCCTACGCCGATGTGGAACAAGCCATGGAAACTGTAGAGCGTGTTAGAAAACAACCGCTGATGATGCACTATCTAAGCGGCAAGCATCAGGTGATTATGACCGGCGAAATCGAGGGTGTGCCGTTCAAGATTAAGATGGACAGCTACAGTCCGGGCGAATACATAAACGATCTAAAGTACATGGCTTCACTGAGAAGTCCCAACCTGTTCACGCCTATGGTCGAATATTGGGGCTACGATCTCCAGGCGGCCTGTTACCAGGAGATCGTTTATCAAAACATTGGCAAACGTCTGCCGTTCTTCTTTACGGTAGCGACGAAAGAAAAACCAGCACACTTAGCTGTCGGCCAGATCAGCCAGTGGAACATCGATAAAGCGATGGAAACTGTGCGTAATAATATCGTCCGTTTCCAGAAGATTAAGACAGGTGAAGTGGAAGCTGACCGCTGTGAGGATTATGGCTGTGATTTCTGTACCAGCACAAAAATCATTACTGAGGCTATTGATACTGATTTGTTCGGTATGAGTACAGCACAGATCAAGGGAATGCGAGGTGAGATTTGATGGACAGAATTTTATGTGTGATCCTCTGCGTTGTGCTTGTGGTTTTTTCAATTTGGATTTTAGCCTACTGCTGCAAGCCTAACGTTGAAACCGTTGTGGAAGTTACCACACAACCTACAACGGAAGAAACTACAGCCGAGCCTGTTGAAACAGAAGCGCCTACCACGGCCCCTACGGAGCCTCCGGTAACAGAGCCTCCTATCGCCCTGTACGATGTTCCGTTGGACGCAGAACTTCAACTGCATATCATCAGTGAAGCAGACGAACACGGCATTGACCCGGCAATCATTATGGCTATGGCTCGCAAGGAGTCAACGTACAGAGCAGACGCAATCGGCGACGGTGGCAATTCCTATGGGTTATTGCAGGTGCAGCCCAGATGGCATCGGGAACGAATGAAGAAGTTCGGCTGCAACGATAAAGAAGATCTGCTTGATCCCTATCAAAACGTAACGGTTGCGGTTGACTATCTTTGTGAACTGCTGAACAGACACGGCAGCATAGACAGAGCTTTGACCGCCTACAACCAAGGTCATTACAACGGCACTGTTACACGATACGCAAAAACAGTCTTGGCTTACGCTGAGCAAATAAAAAACGAAAGGAGCCAAAGTTGATATGCCACATTGCAGGCAAGTGAAGCGCAGACCGCGATTATACCGAATATGGGCAGATATGCGCACCCGATGCAATAACTCGAACTTCCCAAAGTATGCGGACTATGGTGGTCGTGGCATTAAAGTTTGTAAAGAGTGGCAAACTTTTGAGCCGTTTCGAGAATGGGCAATGGCTAACGGGTACGCTGACTCATTGACTCTTGACCGCGTAGATAACGATAAGGGATATTCGCCAACGAATTGTAGGTGGGTTACGCAAAAAGAGCAGTGCAACAACAAGCGTAACAATCACCTACTTACATACAACGGCGAAACGCTCACCATAGCGCAATGGGCAATAAGATTAGGTGTAAACTACTTTTCCTTGCACGACAGAATTACAAAACTTGGGTGGAGTGCTGAAAAAGCTATCAGCACACCAATTAAACAACCGAAAGGAGAAATTGCATGAACTCATTAGTATACGCTCCTTCTGGAGGAGGCAAAACCGTTTGCAGCACACTGGTTAATGCACCAAACAGAGGTAAAAACAAATTACTTTGCTCTGACAATTCTCACATTGTTTTGAGCAACGCCGCTTTCACGCGTCCAAATCTGGACATTGAGGTAGTTGAACATTGGCTCAGCAAAGATCCTGACGGAACAGAACGAGGTAGTTACTTCATCAAACAGTTTGAAGATGCCGTGGACAGTCAGCTATATGACAATATTATTATCGACAACATAAGCGATATTTTTGACATGGCAATTTTGGATTTTGATGCAGACGGAAAAATCAAAGACGCGCGGCAGTATTACCAGATTGTGTACCAAGCACTTAAACGCCTGGCAAGAAAAGCCGCTAACGTTGACTGCAACATTATCTTCACAGCATGGACTGACTTGCAGCCGATAACTCTGCATACCGGTGAGCAAGTGACCCGCACCCAGCCTAAACTTCCGAACAAGATTCTGGACAATTTCTTAGGTCTAACGCAAATAGTGGCATACCTCACAACCGCACACGATAAGAACGGCAATAAGCGGTGGTATTACCATTTGGAAGGCTCCCCCACAATGTACGCAAAGGATCAAGCGTTCAATCGGAAAAACTGTATGCCCGAAAATCTTTTCACCGCGCCGGAGGTCAAGAAATGACGTTTGAAGAAATCTACACGACGTACATCAAGCGTGAGGGTTCTGCGGAACTGCTGCGGTGGTTGAAGTCCGGTGACTTCTTCACAGCTCCAGGCAGTACACGCTTCCACGACAGTTACGCTGGCGGCTTAGCGGAACACTCCGCAAAGGTTTTCTATGAACTTACCCGTCTGCTGAACGCATACCAGAATATGAAGGTATCTGCCGAAACGGCGGCTATCGTTTCTCTGCTCCACGACGTTTGCAAAGCAAACTGCTACAAAGTGGAACTGCGTAACAAGAAGAATGAGCATGGTCAGTGGATACAGGTCCCGGTCTACACGTTCAATGAGGATTTCGCTTTCGGCGGACACGGCAGTAAATCCGTGTATCTGATCCAGAAATTTATGAGACTCACCGATGAGGAGGCAGTCGCCATTAACTGCCACATGGGAGTTGAAAGTGGAAATTGGGCCGTAAACGATGCGTTCCGGGCATATCCCCTTGCGTTCTTAGTACACACCGCCGATATGGCATCAACAATCGAATTTTAATTTTTAGGAGGATTTTATTA